TTAATCCGCAGGTCCCCCGTTCGAGTCGGGGAGGGGGAGCCACTTTCTCTCACTGGGAACTATTTCAGAGTTCACAGTAATAAGTGCCTCCGGTCTGTATTTCACTTTAATTTCATTGTCTTGCAGCGTAATGCTGTGAATAAACGTCTTAAAGAATTCACGAACTTTACCCGGGTTATTGGTGGTTTTGATGATATCAACCAGCAATTCGCTCAATTCGGTAAGGTCAGTTTCAGAAATTTCTAACTGTGGTGGTTTTTCCGTTTCGGCCACGGCTAATTCAGTATTTAATTTCCTAATCGTTTCGTTGTTAGAACGTAAACGCGGTGCAAGGTCTTGTACGTTGTAAATGCCTGAATCGTCTTCCAGTAGTTCATACAAGCGTGAGTTCTTGCGCTCATACTCTTTAATTTGCTGAACAATTTCGTTGCATCTGTCTCGCTTTTTTTGCGCCCAAGAGCCGCACAGGTCGTTAAGCTGCAATAGCAAGTCTTTCAAATTTCGCTCTGTAAGCACTTCTGCGCAGATAACATCAGTCATCCAAGGGTCGAATATGGCTGAATTAATTCTACGGTCTTCACAGCCCAAACCAGCCTGTTTAGTGCTGCAGTTGTAATAGTAGTAAGTCTTTGTCGCGCCTTTTGCCTTTTCTATCTTCATAGACTTACCGCATTTGCCGCATTTCAATAGGCCAGTAAAGAAACGAGTACTTTTGGGTGAACCGCCCTCTCGCACCGCTTTTTGGGTTTGGCTATCCATTGTTTTTTGCACAGCGTCGTACAGTTCGAAAGCAACAATCGGTTCGTGGCTATCTACCACTATCCATTCAGAACGAGGCAGTGAACCATCGCGGCCTTTTTTGCCGAAAGCGATACGGCCAACCACGCGTTCGTTGCGCAGCAAGCCAAGAATTGAAGTCTTATTCCACTTCTTACCACGATTAAGACGCCCTTCAGCGTTAAGTAGCTCAGCTATTTGTTTTCCACCATAGCCAGAAAGCTTTAATTCAAATATTCGGTTAACAGTGCCAACTTCCATCGGGTTGGGAACTAGCCTGGTCTTATTTTTCTCTCCCAGTACTTTTTCAACTTGGTACCCAAATGTTAGATAGCCACCATTAAAATAGCCCTTTTGGGCATTTGCGATCATTGAACGCTTAGTGTCTTGTGAAACTTGGCGAGAATAGTACTCGTCGAATAGCTCTAAAATCCCCTCGTAAATAAAGCCAGAATCGCCTTTGTCGATGTTTTGGGATACATAGCTTATCTTGGTACTGCTATTCGCTAATCGTCGCTTATTTAGCTTTGCTTCAAGCGCATTCCTGGCAAAGCGTGAAGTACTCCAACAGATAAAATAATCAACGTCGAAGTTTTCACAGTATGAAATGGCTTGTTGGAATGCAGGACGGTTATCAGTGGCGCCAGAGATACCTTCGTCTGTGAATACTTTCTTCACATCGGCCCCGAGCGATTTAGCGTGGGAAAGGCATTTATCTATTTGGCTTTGAACAGGAAGTTCCTTTTCGGCTTGTTTCGCAGTGGAAACACGCGCATATATTACACAAGTGGTCATTGTTAGTTCCTAAAATCACTATCTAAGGGGTACTTCCCCCAAATCGTACTTTCTTGCTATTCGTCTTATTGTATCAGGAGAACGGGACATTCCATGTTTTTCTAGTTCTTTGGTTATCTCGGTGCAGGACATGTTGCTTTCAATGAAGCATTTGATGATTTGTACGCATTGAAACTCTTGGTACTTCTTAATGGAAGGTACGTAAATTTTATCTTGCTTCCACTGGTTTTCGGGGCAGCTGGCGACACGCCAAATTTTTATAAACATATCAGGGCCAGCGATTTGTAATATTTCTCGCCAAAACTTAGGTAAGTTCAGCTTATTCAGTTCGGCCATTTTCAGCGAATTTATTTCAGCCGCGCTTTCACTCATGATTTTTGCCTTATAACGAAGTTTAAAATCAGTGCAGATATGCTGGTACCCACCCTACCCTATCTGAGAAAGCCCTTATACTTGCCGAGCCCCCACCCCTTCTAATGATAATGCATGATGCTGGTAGATTGCAGGATATTCGTACAGTAAGTGTGTGTTTAAGTTGTATTTCTATTTTTTATTGCGCTTTTTATTAAATGAGTGTGGCTACAGGCTGTGTTCTATCGTGTGGTTTTGGTTGTGTATTGCGTATTTTGTATATAAAGCGCAGTAAGAGTTCCCGCGAACCAAAGTGCTATTGTCCGTTTAAAAAGAGAGTTTCAAGGGTTGCTGCGCACACCCTCAAACATTCATTATCTATTAGTTGGTGGTACAGACTATATAATTTCCACGCACCAGAAAAGAACCAAAGGCGTGTCTGTGTAAAGCTTTCTGGTAAATTTTAGGTTCTGGTGAGAGAGGGGTTTGCTTTAGCGCTGGGGTAATTGGCCCAGCGCTATAGTGATAGTAAGAGGTTATTTCTTCAGGGCGTTAAGGAGTGGTGTTACTGCAGTAGTAATCTTTCCTAGTGGATTACCCTTATCGACTTGCTTGGTTAGCTTACGTAATGCGAGTTGAGTGTATATCTCTGTTGTCTTCGGGTCGCTATGGCCTAGCAGAGTTTGACGGGTAATAATGTCTAAGTCTTCCTCTGCGTATTCGGTACCGGTAAGGTGTCGTAGTGCATGAGGGTGAGCCTGATTGGTAGGAACGCCAGCTGCAATGCCTCGTTTATGAATCATTTTCTGAATAGTGCGCGGTGATATTCTTCTGTTTTCACCGTAATAATCCCAGGGCTTAACTCTACGGTTATTAGTGCTGATGAATAACACCTGATCACCATTGGGTAATGTGCGGTCGATATGACGTAAATCAGGATGGCCGATATAAACACGCAGGAATAGTTGCACTTCCATAGGCAAAGGAACCTGCCGTTCTTTCTTCCCCTTCTCAACAACGCGAATAGCTAAACGTTCAACACCGTCGTGCTCATAAGAAACAATGTTAGAGAGGTTTAGCGACACAATACCAGCCAAACGCAAACCACAGCCACCCATTAGCGCAATAATCGCAGCGTCTCGTATACCAATAAATGTTTCCAGGTCACAGCTTTGTAGCAGCTGCTCGAAAGAGCGTAGGCCCATAGCAACGGGGATTTTTTGCGAAGAAGCCGGATAAGGGAGTGATTCGGTAAAATTCGCGTGTGTATGGCCTTTGGTAAACAAGTATTCGTAGAAACCACGCAATGCGGCCACAGCGGTTCGCCTGCTTTGTGGTACCAACTTCATTTGATGCAGGAATAACCCAGTAAACTGTTCAAGCTGCAGCTGTTTGGGTTGGTAAGGGTCAACTAGCGACTTTTCGCAAAATGCGAGATAGAGCGTTAGATAATAGCGGTACTTTTTAATAGTTTCGGCTGAACGGCCTTCATTCAGCTGTTTAAACTGCAACCACTCATTCACCAATATCTGCATTTTATAGGATCCCCAGGGGCATATTTTCACGGACATTTGGACATTTACCCCTTTTTATCGATGCAGGCCGCGCAGAACAAGGGCAAAGCACTGTCCAAAACTGTCCAAAATTTACGGACATGCTCTTTTTTTTTGGACAGTTCCGACCAGTTATGATTTTAAAACTGGACATCTCCCTTTTATCTATATTTCTTTATCTTATTAATTCTTAAAGAAAAATAATGATAATAAGAGAAACGATGAAACGCAGAAAACAACAAAACGGACAGAAAACGGCTGAAAACGGACAGAAAAAACCACAAAACTGACAGCAATAAAAAGCGCAATAAAAAATAAGTCATAAAAAACAGAAGCATAGGCGATAAAAGCAGGGTAAACGCTTCAAATGTCCAATGTCCAATAGTTGCGCCCCCGCATAAAATGTTAATAATGCGCGTCAGCAGCCTGTTCGGTTGTTTTAATTCGTAGGGTTCGGTTTGGCAGTGAGGTACACATGATTTGCCTGCCACCGTCGTTTGACGGGAAGCAATTAAGAGCTTTACGCAGGGAGGCTGGGCTTACTCAACAACAGATAGCAGAAAAACTGTGCATTAGCAGGGAAACGGTTGTAGCTATAGAAAATAACTATCCATCGGCAATTGAGGGGTTAAAACTAAAAACTATTCAAATGTGGTGCTGCGCCTGCAGGCCCAATGTGAGGTATAGAACTTTAGATAGCTTTACCCATTATTTACTTAACTTGGTCAGCAAAAAAGAATATGAATAGCCTGGCTTATAGCGAAATGTTTAGTAATGTGGATTTGAATTAACAGATCGTACTTCTTTAGACTGATAGTATTGAATTGTTTACAGCGCAGTACTAAAGGAATAAACATGCAGCAAAACACCTTTCTTTTATCCAGCCTTTTGTCCTCTATCAAATCTATGCTTATCAATATGGAAGAAACCGGCACAGACCACACAGCAGCATTGCACTGCCTTATTGAGCAGTGCGAACGACTGGTTAAATAATTAGTTAGCGTTTAGCAAACCTGTACTTACACCGGTATTACTCTGCGAGTAATTCCAGTCTTTAACCACCCCGGTATCACTATCTAATGTAATGATAAACATTGTTGTCTCTGAGTCAGCGCCACCAACAAACAAACCAGCAATTGGAATAAAGCTTTCAGGCCTAGCTTTAGAGGCAACATGCATATATGTCATGATTTTTTCGCCGTTTGCGTTTACCCCAACTGACATAGGGTTACCAAGTTGGCCTCTAATTTCAGCCTCAGTGGTTACACCTTTTTCTATTCTGTCTACGTAGGTTCGGTCTATTTTATTGCCTACAGAGGCACAGGCGGTTAAAAAAAATGATAGCGCTAAGCAAATAAGTACTTTCATGAGAAGTCCCTTTCTTTGGTGATTAAAACACTAAAGTATTTGCAAAAAACAAAAAGCGCAATAAAAAAGCCCACTTTAATTTGTGGGCTTTCGTTTGTTTAACGTTCGGCTTTTACCAGTATTTCTATTTTCTCGGTGGCTGGTTTTAGCAGCTGCACCATCTGAAACGCCTGTAAGTGCTCTACTGGCCCATCATCCATGTTTTCAAATAAGCATTGAAGGCCTTTTAAATATTCGCTTAGTTCGTAGGCGGTTTGATATCGGCTTTGATTTCTCATGCTACACCCCTAGTTCTAGCTGCTGGCCTAGTAGCTCGGTGTTTGGCATGGGTTCACCCAGCTGGTTGCAGATGTTACGCAACGTAGTGATATAGGCACTTTTGGCAAACTGGTCGCGGCAGTTAACCAGTTCCTGAATGAGTTTGATTTTTTGGTTGCGCAGCGCAATAAGGTCTTTGGCTGGTAATGTGCCGAAATACCCCTGTTTACGAATAGAGGGTAATACTTCCTCGCACACCCACTGCGTAAATTTAACGGCTTCGGGTTTGTTAGAGCGAAATGCGATCATGTAAAGCGCAGGTTCGTTGATGAAAATTGTTTCTTGAGTGCCAGAAGGGGTACGGAAACTCCGTATAGCTCGCCATGTTTCTGGCAGCTTTTGCAGGCTTTTTGTCCCTCTCCATGCAATTTCGAGGGCATCAAATACCTCTTTCGCGACAAAAAATGCATCACCATTTTCATCAATGGCGGTATTTATTTCGGTATTGGAATACGAGAACGGATTATTGTTTGCCTTTAGTTCGGCATTAAGAAATGTAGTCATAATGACCTCTTGTATATTTAAGTAGTGGAAGCCACCATGGGTGGCAGGTCTCAACTAAAGCTATACAAGTAGCTCCGGGCCTATTCCCCTTGCGGGTATTGTATTACGCCTCTCAACCCGCCATAGATAAAATTATGGCGTGCGACTGCTTTACAGGCACAAAAAAACCGCAAAAGCTAACGGGTGCGGATTACCGCTTGTATATTTTAGTGCCTGTAAAACTACACCTGAATTATTCGGGTGTCAAACTTTGGTTCTCCTTTCAATATCAGCAAGAATCATGGCGCCTATAAAGCAGTGAATGCCTATGGCTCCAAATTCAGGGGGAAGCCCATAGATTAGGTCGGCTAGCAAAGTAAGCCAGCCTGCTATTGTTAGTTGGATGCTAATTTTCACTCTTGCTCCTTGGCGGCCATCAAAAAAACAATCATGGCAGCGCGTAGTGGGTTTTTGTCGTCATAAGTATTTTCAACACTAGTATCAAACGCACCCCATATATCGTTTTCCTGCGGCCCAACGGTTATTTTATTTTTCATGATAATCGGCCATGCATCGCTTGGGTTGTTGCAGAAGTCGCGCACAAAACTCATACCTCTAGACCTGATGTTTATTACGCTATCTTTATACTTTTCAGGATTAAGCATCTTATCTATTTCATAAAACGCCTTTTTACCTTTTTCGTCATTTATAAATTTTGGCGGATACCCGTTAACATTTGTTGTGATAATCGCATCATCTGGAAATACAGACTCAGCAACAGCCTTATTAATCTCAAAGTCACTCACGCTTTCATAGTCCATCACTCTTGCTCCTTGCGTAGCTGCTCGTTTTCTTTTGCGTCACTACCAAAGAACTCGTTAAGAATTGACCTCATTCCTATCCTGCCAACCTGAAAAAACACAGCTGCCAAAGAAAAAAGCCATGTACCTAAACCTACAACAATGAATACTGCTAAATGTTTTTCAATAGTCATAGTTCCATCAGGGGCGTCAACTAGCCCCCAAGCGACCAAAGCAATCACGCTAAGTCGCAAAAACCATTTTATTTTAAGATTACCCATGCTCTTGCTCCTTGCGTAGTTGTTCTAGCTTGGCTTTAACTCCGCCAATCAAAATTACACCATCCAATGAATATGATTGGCAGTCGTTAATAACTTCCTCTATCATTTCAATCTTCTTCTCTATGGCGAATTTGTTTAGGGCGCAACCATCTTCTAACTTGCAGAGGGCATAAGTTAAGTTAGCCTTATCTTCTGGCTCATCGGTAGGTAAATTTATATAGCCATATTCAACGCCGTTTAAAATAAAAACAGCCCTATCTGAGGCAATAATTTCAAGCTCCCTCACACGCTCATTAGCCTTTGCTAGTTTCCCTGAAAGGCTTAAAACTTTCTCAGTGCAACCATTCAGAGATTCTTCTAAAGCCTCTTTTCTTGTCTCTACCTCCGCCACACAAACATTAGCCGCTGCTAGTTGCTTATTTAAACAAGCAATCTGCTCTAAGAGCCCAGGTATATCTTCAACGTAGTAGAGCTTTTTGCCATCAGCCCAGGCCTCTTTTAATTCACAGGTACCTTCCATACCCGGGTCAAAGTTTTTATCACTCATGATCACACCTTAAAAATAACCAGCATTAGCGAGATAGCGCCAACAGCTGCAGAGTAAAATAGGCCCGTTGATAAATGCTGCATTGTGTTTTTGAACCACTGGGGTTCGTGAGCGCAGCTGAAGGCAAACAAGCGAATTGACACTTGCATGCCTACTAACAGGCCGCCAGCACAAGCGCAGCTTATCGCTGCGCAAATGCCAATGAGAACGTAGGCTTTCATTCGTAAAGCTCCCACACCTTTAAGCCCATTTGCTTTGCCATCTCAAAGTCTTCAATGCGGTGGCGCTGTTCACGAGTTACTTTTTTACGTTCTTTCGAGCGCTTGGGAAGCGTGTTGCTGTTTCGGTTGCGTAGTGAACCTACTTGTAGAAATGGGTTTTCTTCAATCATTGCTAGTTCCTTGGTTGTTTATCCCGTCTGGTCCACGGGGTTAATTAGCTTTGCCTTTCCACGAAGTTTCTAAAATGTTGTATTTACATTCGTCGATATTTTCTAGGTAAGTTACTTCGGCTTTGATGGTGTAAACACCTTCTTCTGGTTTAACATGCTTTGGTAAGCGGTCGTGCCAGTCGTCGGTTCCCCAGTTCTCAATGTCGCCGGTGATTGTGTCTGGCGAATCTGAGGTGACACTTAAAACGCATACACCTAGCAGGCCAGTGCATACAACAATTTCGGCTGTATCTATTTCAGTTTGCATCATTAGTTCCTTAGTTTGTTAGCCCGTCTGGTCCACGGGCATGGGTGTTAAATACCTTGTGCTTCTTTTTTGCCAAGCAGCTGCACATCGCCGCTTTGGTCTACTATGATTTCGCAAATCGTGCGTTCTTGGCCGTTGCTGTCCTGGTAAGTGCGTGTTTTCTTTTTGCCTTCCACATACAGCTGCTCGCCTTTAATTCTGAACTGCCCGACAATCTCTGCGCGTTTTCCCCAAATTATGCAGCGGTGCCACTCGGTTTCCTCTTTGGCGTTACCGTTTCGGTCTTTGAATATTTCGGTGGTTGCCAGGTTAACCACACACTTAGCCGCACCATTTGGTAGATATTGAACTTCAGGATCTGCACCCAAGTTGCCAATAATCTGGACCTTATTTAGTCCTTTTGTCGCCATTGATGCGCCTCCACATTTTGCTTTGTTGAACATGGCGAGAACGACGTTCTGCAACCAGCATCATAAAAATTAATAGAATTAAACACGCTTGTAGTGCGTCACTTTTAAAGTACACCGACGCTACTGTTACAAGCCCCAATAGTGCTAACAGAGCGTTAATCAATTTCACTTGTAAGCCCTCTTTAAAATACGGGTTCTGCGGTGAGGTAAACGATGCTCACTGTGCAGCACTTCACCTGGTAACATTTCGCGCCACCCTTCGACTACGTTTGGCCCTTTGCCTTCCCACTCAAAATCCTTTGCTGGCCCTTCAAAAAAACTGTCGTCTTGCAGAATGACGCTAACGTTCTGCTCTGCGCTAACAGGCATTCGCCCGAAATTTGGTAAAAATGACATCATAGAAAAATCCTCAATGGTTGTTGTTAGTTCACTTTAAGGTGTGACACGCAGACGCCCCCACTGCGGCCAGATAGTTTTACAAGGGCATGGCGGCTACTAGGGATGTCCCATGCTGGCGAAGAGGTACGCACAATTTCAAAGTTGTAATTCCCCTTCACAGGGAAATATTTAAATTGGGTACCTACTGGGTAAGTTTTGTTGAAGTATTGTGCTTTCATAACATCGGTTCTCTGTGGGCACGTAGCGTCTCTGGTGCTGTTACGCTAATGCCGTATTGTTCAAGTTTTTTAACGTCTAGCTGTTGCATGTGGCCGCTACGGGTACCGTTAATGCTGCGAACTACGCTGTCGTTGTGAATAACGCCTGCTTGCTCCATTTGGTGCTTAAGTACTCGCGCTGTTTTCACGGGCATGTTGTTGTACTTTTCACGTAGGGCCACGCTGGTAGATAAATGGGCCATCATGTGTTTAACACGCACACATAAGTAACGTGGCTCTTTATCGTTGTGAGGCTCACACTCAAATACATAGGGGTACACGTAACGGCCAGCGGCAATTTCGTCCATGATGATTTCAACAATCCAAATCCATGGGTCGCGGTCGTTGGTGGTATCTGAAATGTGGCTGTTCATTTCTGCAATTAGGTCACGTTCGAAGTCGCCGTTAACGTCTTCGATACCTGTAAACGCGGTAAGCAAACGCCATGCAGTCATAAGCGCAGAATAGTTATCTACCATCCTGTCGGCGCCCTTATCGTTGTCTTGTGCACGGTTGTAAGCTCTGCATTTCTGCTGGGCTATCTCATAGTTTTCTTGCACCGTTTTACGGCCAAGCTTCGCTAACCATTCCATCCATTCGTACATGGGGAACTTAGGTAGGTTCTCGTTAAGCATGGGGCCTTTACGGTTGCTTAAATCGGTGCGCACGGTTTTACCCGTTAGGCTTTCTACTGGCACGTCTTCACCTGCCAGTAACACAGGCGCGGCGATAAGGAACGGGGTTTGTGCACTGCCACGGGTTGTTTCGGTGTAGTTATAGCTTTCTTGCAGTAATGAGACGGCTCGTGCAATAACGTCTGCTTTTTTGGCGCTCAGTTCTTCCCATCCTACGGGGTGGCTGGTACCTGATACCGACGTCATTAATCGGTATTCGGTACCAATACTTTGACCACTGAGAATTTTCATGCCCGTGGTACGTGATAAGCGCTTAAGTAACGTTGATTTACCGCTGGCCTTGCCTGCTTGCATTATAAAATGCGGCCAAAAACCTAGATAAAGTTTCAATTGTGCGCCAACTATCCACACCAGGGCTCTTGCTGCAGCGTTGTCCTTGAATGTCTCCTGATAGGCTTCGACCACTTGCCCAGCATGTCCACGCATACCGCGAGGAAACGCAAAATTGTGATACGGGCTCTGCTGTGCTGGTTCAGTGAAAAAGCAGTCTTTACCTTCGTTTACTTTCGGCTTTCCTGCCAGGTAGCACAGGCCTACAAAGTTGGCCGCTTGGACACTGCCTATGCCAATGGTGCGTTCGAATATGTTCAGCATGCGAGAAAACGCACGTGGGTTATAGATAGGGCCGCTTTTACGCCAGGTGTCTAAGTTGTGCAGCTGCTCGTCGTTCATTACTCTGCGCTGCAGCGCTTCATCGTGTCTGGCCGTTTGATACATGGCAACAAATTGCACGTGAGGGCTGTCGTCATGCTCCCCAGTAGTCGTTGCACTAGCACTGGCTATTTCAACACGGCTTAAGCCTGCGACTCTAAAGCCTGCCACATCAACAAATTCTAGTTTTTCTTGGCCGTCGTCGTCTCTCGACATTTTAGCCATGCTGGTAAAGTCGTCTTTAACACGATATTTCCAGTACTGCTGGTAGTCGTGAGTGGGCAACCATAAGCGCGGCTTGTGCGGTTTATCTTCACTGTTGCCGGCTAAGCCTGGTATTAGCCACGGCTCACGCTTTTTAAAGGGCTCTTTACTTTGCGAGTCTTTATAAATGTCGTTGGCATCTTGCCCGTATTCCCATTCGCTACGGTCGACAAAAAAGCAAGGCACCCCCGCTGCAAGGCAACCTTCGTGAATGCGCCACTCAGCCTCTGCAGAATAACAACGGTCGGGTCCGGTGGGGTTTCTTTTATCTGGCTTAGGTTCGTCCTTGTCGTAACAACATATTACGGTTTTACCCAAGAATAGCTGCCAGTTCACTTGTACTTGGGTTCCTCTTAGCGCCACGGCACAGGTGGTGGGGTCGCTGCTAAACGCCGCTTCAATGCTTAACGCATCTAACGGGCCTTCAACAACATAAACAGTTTTCGCTTGGCGCAGAGCACGGGGGTCTAGCATCCAAAACACGCCATTCTTTTGGCCTAATGATTTGGTTTTCATACCGCCGTTTAGCTCGGGCACATAGTAGCGATAGTCAACAGCTGCTAGCATTTTGGTATTAGGCTGATAAGTGATAAAGCTTACCGCTTCGCCGCCCCAGTGCGGTTCGCCTTGGGCGACGTTCGGGTTGGTGTAGTTTGTCCAACCTAACGTTTTCTGTTTAATACCTTCAGTAATGATGTGATCGGGAATGCCACGTTCATTTTTTAGATAAACTCTGCAGCGCTCTTGGTCTTCTAGGCTTTTGCCAGCGATGTATGACAGCTTAGCCATGTCGTCGGTGGCTTCTTCGGTTTCTTCAGGCAGCGTTAAAAACGGTAAAAAATACAGTTGATGCACTTTTTTATTTGCCGCTGGGTAGTCTAAGTCGAATACCCACATAGCTAAGTCGATGATGTTGCCGCCGTTCTGATTATCGCGGTCGCGCCATACATCGTGCTTAACGCCAATAGTAATTTCTGGCCGTTCTGCGTGGGCGCGTTTCCACAGCTGCTGTTCGCCGTTATCGCTCACTTTGGTGAGGCCCATACGCTCGGCAGCGTTTGGCAGAGTGATACGTTCTCTTAACTGATCTAACGTCAGCATTTCTTACCTCGTTTTTTTTAATTAAGTGGTGACGGCGTTTCTAAGCGACGGGCAAGCTTCAATACACCCGTTATAACAATGAGCTCAGCGAACTTTTCGATGATTTCTGTGTTATTAACAATGAAATCGCTTAGCGCTTCGGAATTAGGCAGTAATTCGCACCACTCCCCTTCAGACTTGTTTTTCAGAATTTTCAGCTGCTGCGACAACTCCGCTTCGGTCGCAGCAATTTGCTCTTCTAACTGTTGCAAATAGTGTTGTGTAAAAGGGTTGTTGTTAGACATGTTGCTTAGCACCCAACCTTTAGCCATTCGCTCACAGTGCGAGTACTCGCGCCTGCATGCATAATTTGCTGAATCGCTTCTACGTTATGTTTTTCAGTGACTAGGCCTGTGTAGCTTTTCTGCATATTCCATTTGCCGGCGCATTTGTCTTCACAATTCACTGTGGCTAAATACACAGGCCCCATGCCAGGCATTTGCAATGGGAAGTAAGCTACCCTGGCAAACGTAGTGCGCAGGTTTTCAAGCTGGTTGTATATGTAATTACTGCTCATGGTGAATAAGTCCTTGGCTGCGCTGGTTTTCCAAAAATTTGTCTTCTTGCTCACGTCGCTTGGCATCGGCCAGCAACCGTTCACGCTGACTAGCAATTTCTTCGCGCAGTGGCTTAAACGCTTTTTTCACGAAAATCATAGGGCTGCCTCCTGCATGCTTTTGCGCATGTCGTCTCGACTGGGCTGTGTATAAACTTGGGTTGTCGTAATGTGCTCGTGACCTAGCACCTCCTGCACTTCACGCAGCGCTGCGCCAGTTGATGCATTCTGTAAACGACGAACTGCCCACGTGTGGCGAAGCCAATGGGGTGACGCTTTTACGATGCCGGCAACATTACACCAGTGCGTCATACGCTCCTGATAACTGCGAATACTCATGCGCTTGCGACGTCTAGATAGAATGAGCGCTGTATCGTCGTACGCTTTTTCAGGTGCTGCAGCAATCATGCGCTGGCGAATTTTTAGCAGCGCTTCAAGAGCACGACGGGCCGCGTCGACCAGGTAAATTTCTTGCTTCTTATTTAAGCCGCGCTTGTTGCCTTGCTTGCCACCTTTTTGCATGTGCGAGGCAATGTGCAGGTAGCCTTTATCTAGCGCTAGCAGCGCGTCGTCTACGTTCAGCAAATGCACCGTTTCAACACGACGAGCCGTATAGCGCATTAATAGCATCCAGTTAAGGTCGCGCTCTGCTTCAATGTCTTTGAATTTACGGATGGTGCTAAACAGCCCTTTTTCTTCTTCACGGGTAAAACTTTTAACTTCAGCCATGTGCACGTTCCTTTTGCTGTTGCTTTGCCAGTAAACGTTCTGCTAGTTCATCGCCAAAAAATAAACCTAATGCACCAGGCTTAAGGGCAATAGTTTGATTGGCACCACAGTTCGTGCTTACTGAACGAATGCCAGCCTTGCGCAATGCGGTTGGAATGTTGGTTTCGTTACTCATGGGGCAACTCCATTTTCAACATGCCAGCATTGATGCGCACAATTTCGTCAAAGCCTTTACGTTGACGATCGTTAAGCTCTGCGTATTGCAGATTAAGCAGCGCTTTCAACATGGTTTCTTGAACTTGAAGCTGCATTTTTTGGCGCTTAATAATGAGCTGCAGTTGAAGTGGTGACATTTCGCCTTGCTCTCGTTGTGGCGCATCAGCTGCAGGCACAGGTAACATTTCAACGTTTGAATGAGCCATGGTCAGCCTCCGCTTTGTTTTGGAGCACAATTTGCATTTTGAACCAGTGGGCAACTTTGATATTGCCAGCCCTGGTAATGCTGTTGAGCTCGGTTGGGGTGATTACGTCATCTTCGATTGCGTCGTAAATGGTTTGGCAGGTCTGCCCTACAGACGCTTGCCACGAACAAAACTGGTCTAGCAATTTGCCTTCTGTCTTAGGGCTAGCATCAACCGGCACAGCAACGAATCCCAACATGGCGTTAATCTGATAAAGCAGCGAATAACATTGGGTGGTAGCCATCATTTCAATAGCGTCGATTAACCCTAGCTTATAAGTGGGTAAATTAGGGTTGAGTTCGTTGCGTACTGTATTCGCGGTCTTACCCAATGCGCATGCAAACACCTCTGCAGCGTGTGGGTGGCTTTTGAGTAGCAGGTGCGCAGAATGCAAAACTGCGTTATAATTCCTTGGACTTTGCATTAGATCATCCTCATGGTTATGCATTGTTAGTTCCTGCCATGGGCACCTGGTCCGTGCTCGTGGCAATCACCTCTTCTTCGCTTGTACCAAGCAAATTCAGTTCGTCGTCTACCTTCTCGGGGTTAAATGCGTGAAATAACGCTGTGAAGTCGTTTAGTGAAATGGATTGAACGAACGCAATGCAGCCATCAAACATGAAGAACATTGACGCTTTCATTACATCTTCGTCAGGCAAACTCACTTTAAAATTTCTTATTCTTAGCGACGAGCCGTAGGCCATTTGATAACGGCCAGAATCCATACACGTTATGCTGTAACCGTTGTTGTCTTTGTCTACGATGGCATTGCATGAAAGTCTGACTCTCAACTGGCCTTTGTCGGTATGTGAATTTTTAGACTTTTCTCTTACAGCCGAATGCGCACTGCTGTGCTTTACTTCAGTTAATGAAGGCATGCAGGTTACTCCTGAATTGCAGCTGAAGTAGGGGCTTCAAAATTACGAATACCTGCCTCGACAGCCAACGCAATGATTTGCGAGTTAGAGCGCTTTTCACGCTTAGCGGCCGCCTTAATACGTTTTTCTAATTCAGCACTGGGGCGAAAACACATAGGTTTGTTTTTTACGCTAGACACTGCGAAATCCTCTTTTTTGAGTTAGTATGTTTACAAATGAATACATTGTTTATTATAGGTTCAATATTTGGGATTTAAATTCATTTATTGGGATTTTTAATACCGATTTTGAATAAGACTATGAATTATCCAAACGAAAAAGAATTTACGCCGCGTCTTGAATGGGTGTTGGCTGACAGAAAAATAACGCCGTGGGCTAAAAAATTGGGCTTATCATCGGGTACGGCCGCACGATTATTAAGTAACGTGGTGCCAGGTACCGACATTCTGACGGCTATCATGCGCACTGAGCATGTAAACCTGAATTGGTTGCTGGAAGGGAAAGGCACGCCGTTCATGTTAGATAGCTATACGAATGCAGACGCCTTCGAAAATATGTTATCTATTCACGCACAAGACGCCCAATACACTGCATATCTATCCGTTGATATGCAAAGCAGTATGGCTTCTGTTGTGTTAGTACAGCCAGCCACGTTCGAATTTAAAAACAAGTCAATTGAATATCAGCAGATAGAAACACTCTATGGTCCGTGCAGAAACCCTTTGGCATTATCTGAGGCATTGAAGGGGTGCGACATTCACAGCTTCAGTTTAACGCAACTTGATGCAATGGCATTTAGCCGTGGTCAGTTTGGTACCTATAAGCTGCTGGGCGACGACAAGCGTAAGGGATTGGTGAGTAAAAGTGGTGGCGTCGACTTCATGGTGCAAGACGGCAAGGGCGTCTACTTTGCTGAAATAAAAAATCAGACTAAAAAAGAAGGCATGACAGTTGAACACCTTTTGCCTAAGAACTTCGCTTTTTCGATAGATGATAAATTAGAAGTACTCAACATGGTGATCATGTGTGCCGAAGAGCATCACATTGCTGACAAACTGGATAAAGCCACGAAAATGGAAGTGGTAGAAACGCTCGAAGAAATGCATAAGCCCGCATCTGAACTTACTCCTACTGAAATAGAGTTTGCGCTACGGGCCAGTGTTCACTAAGCCCTTTTTTGTGGCCTTTGCCCAAACCACCAAAAGAATATAGTGGTGGCGATGTACGCCACCATGCGCCAAATTTCCATTGCGGCCGCTAAACGAACGTCTTCACCTAGTCCGTCGACCGATTCAACCAGCGCATTGGCTTCTACCAAAATAATAGTTATTGCAACAGCTACGTAAACCGTTAATGAAGGTCGTACGAGCCCTCTTATCACATCAACAACACCAAGTAAGCCAATAATCCACGTTGGGGCGCCGTTCTCTGGCATGTATTGGCGCTTGTCGTGTTCGTAGCTTACGGTTTGCATGGCATAAGCGTTGCTGTCAGCTTGGGCGCTGGCTTCTTGCTGAAGAATACGCAGATTCGCGGTAGATTCTAGTTCTACCATCTTCGCGTCGTGTGCCAGGCGCACATTCTCTTGTTTAATATCCAATGCCCGGGTTTTGTATTGAAACAAGCTTTGCACTGCAGAGCCTAAAATACCCGTTGCACCACCACCCACTACCGCCATTAATGCGTCACCTATCCACTCAATCATGCTGTTTCTCCCAAGCATTGATAATTGTTATGCGTGCTGGTTTGCCAGCAAGAATATTGTTGAAGTCGCCTATTGCCCTTCGTGTATCGAAAATAGCGCGTTGGTTTTGATAGGTTCCGACACGGTAACCTATTAATACACAGCCTAGAACGCTCGTCTTAAAGCCTTTTTCTTTGTTGCCGGCAAACGTGCCAGCATGAGCGAGAATACCGCTTCGTTCTGGCACATCTTCAATAAGATAAAGGTGTGAGCGGCCACCAATTGGTTTACGTGTTTTCACCAAACGCATTGAGTACGTGCCTGCAGTAATGCAGCTAAGATTGGGTAAGTTATTGCGCCACGGCAATTCAAGAGTGTGTGCGGACCAGGGGCCAATGTAGATATTGCCTGGTGTACCTTGGTCGTCGGTCTCGTGCCGTATTAGCTGAATATTCAAAATTTCAACTCTACTTTGACCAGGCGATCGTTAATGTCTTTGTTCACCAGCTGCTGTTCACGCATCTGCGTTTTTACTTCTTCGAACTGTCGACGCCATATTTCTTGATCACGCGCTGCGTCTTCGGTGGTATAGCGTTTTTGATTAACCAGATTAAAGGTGGTGATAATTGGTCCAATGCTAGCTTTAAGCTCGGCCATTTGAATATTGAGCTTTTTTACTTCTTCCTGCAGCTGGTTATCTTTTGACTGAATATCTTCAAACACAAAGTTACTCAGGAAAATTAATAACGACAGTATTAACGTTCCCGAGTTGTGATAGAACCAATTCGTTGGCCCTGTTTTATCTATGTCTGCCATTACCTTACCTGTTTAAATAACGTAGAAGTTAACAGGTTGCATTTTGACAATTGAACACGCGCAGTGTTAGGGCAATAGTGGCGTCTATTTTATCTTCACAGACGTAACAGCTTCGCGACCTCGGCCCCAATCAATGTGCTTTATTCCTCGTAGCTCAGCCCACTGACGAATAGCGACTTTTATAGGCGGCGATAGGTTACCGTGCCCTAGGTACACGGTAACGCCATCTACCCCTTCAGATTGAGCAATAAATTTAAACACGCCCTCTGGTGATTTCAGTCTCACAATCCTTGCTGTTATGTATTCTTCAACTTCAATATTATTTAGCTGCATTACCTGATAAGACATGTTTATAACCCCGTTTGAAGCGTATATCCCGCCAGCACTTTTTAATACCTACTCAGACCACGCTCTCAATCTCGACCTTTCCTTTAAAAAGCGGGGGTAACCTTTCATAACTCTGATTGAAAACTACTAACTGGTGTGAATGAGGACCCGAGAAATTTGCGCTCATCATCTCAGCTGTCAGCGTAATCACGAAAGTGTCACCGTCAATTTCGATACCTTTGTTTAATGATCTTGTGATTTTTTCGTTACCCGTTACGTCGTAGAGTACATATTCAGCTTTTGTAAAACTGGAAGCCGAAATTGCTTCACCTGTTATATCGTCAACAACAGGTACTCTTATTTGATTGACTGATTTTTGGTAAAGCAAGTCCGTCATTGGTTACTCTCCTTTGGCGAATGTGAGTCGCGCTGAGTTAACTCGCGCTGTACCGTCATTTGCATAAGTTTCTGGTGCCGTGTCTAGCACATCACCAAAAATAAAAGTGGCTCCATTCCACACCGAAAAATGAGAAACGGTAATATCAGGGTCTTCTGGTGCCGCCTTTGTAATTGGTACATCCACTGCGCTTGCTAGGTCACGGTAGCCGTTGGATGCTGCGGCGTATGTTGCTGCTACGCTGGCGCCTGCAATTTGATTGCTCGTTCCATTTGCGCCGACCGGTCCAGAATGTAATTTAAGTGTATTCAATGTTTGCGCGTCTGCTGCTGCATTAAGCGCTGGGATTGTAATTTCCATTTTCATTTTACCTCGTGTTGTGGGCTACTTGACGCGCCCTTGGATTGTGAGAGATTTAACTGTGCCTTGAACAACAATTGGCGCTTTTATGCTGCCTTGAACTGTCAGTTCGTAGCTTTCTACATTGCTTTCGGCATTAAAAAAGGTGCCATAAGCCGTTGCGACAACACGCGATGCGCCTGATAGCGTGACACGTTTGAGCACCACTGCTAGTGTGGTGACTCGTGTTATCGCATTACCTGTAATGTTTGCTATCTTGCTGAGCAAGGATTGCGTTGAAGTAGACACTGTTGCGTTACCACTAAGTAGCGCTGTTTTGCTGGCCTGCGCAGAAATTGACGCAGTGACATTAACGCTCCCAGAAACCATCCCGACCTTCACCGCCTGCCCTGAAGCGCTAGCCGTAATTAATGCGCCACCTGAGAAGCTATGTATTTCTAGATCCCCATCGATGATAGATGCGTTAGCCGTTACACTGACCGTGGCTTGCCCGTTAAACGGCACAAGTTTAGATGCACTGGATTGCGAGGTGGCGATAACACTTGCTGCGCCGTTAAATGTATTAAGCTTTTCAAATAACGATACGCTTTGGGCGACAACAGTGACGCCGCCACTGACATTGATTACTTTGGTAGATGATGCAGTTGCCGACGCAGTAATGAGCGCCTGCCCATTGTACTGTGTGATTTTGCTTATTTGTGCAAACGATAATGCGCTAACTATTGCGTTGCCCGAAAATTCGTGAAGTTCGGGTTCTGGCTCGCTTCCATCATCGTAATAAATCCAATGATCATTATTGGCTGGAAAGCCGCTCAACTGTCCGTGCGCCCCGCTTACGGTTTCAGTATATTCAATGTCAGGATTGCCGCTTGTGCTCGACTTGATAAAAGAATGAGTGAGGACGCCGTTTTGCCATACCTGGTTGCGATAAACTTTACCCGTAAATAGATTTTTAAAGTTAATATCGCCTAGTTCAAAATAGTTTGTTTGGGGGCCTACTTCCTCGGGTGCTCCGCCGTCAATAGACCATGAGACTAAACTATCTGTAGCTTCCACCCTGATTACAGTGCGAGCACCTATAACCACTGGGGTTGATGATGTAACGGTAGGCAAGCCAGCGGAACCGTTCCGGAGTTCCCACAATCCGCTATCAGCTTTGAGATAGCGAAAATCACTCTCGTTAAAATTGATAACTCGCTGGTTCGTTGCATTAGGAACGTCTACTTCAAATTCCCATACCCATGTTCCGGTAAGTCGAATAGTAGGTAACGAAACTAAGCCACCAACTGAACAATCAAGAGCAAGCGCCATTAGATTATAGCCCCGTACAGGTCATCTACATAAAGCGTTGAATAGCGCGTTGGCACTTGGCACACATAGTCCTTGGCTTCTTTCACTACATCAAATCCGGTGATACGTTGAGTTACACCTTGGATTTGTGCGTACACTTGTGGCCTGTGCGGTTCTACTTGTTGAGATAGAGTAATTTTAATAAACCCATCAACCGGAGTGACGGGTTTTGTTTGGATATCTTCACCGCGAGCTTTTCGCCAGTCATACTCACTTACGTTTTCAAATGGCTTTACCGTGACGTTGGCAGCGTTGAATACAGCGGTTGCAAATCCTAGTGTCAACGTTCCTGCTTCAACCAGGCTGTTCATTTTGTTGAAAAGCCTGTCACCATCAGTTTCGGCGCTGTCTTCCGCTTCGTTTTTACGAAAATCGAATCTTCCACCACCGCTTCTAAATAAGGTTAAAAAGATTCTTACTGACTCGTCAGTGCTTTCAATGGCTTCAAGGGCACTCAAATTACCCGGGTGTTTATCGAATATGACGCCCATGTCATTAGCGTTAAGGATAACGCCCCGACTTTCTGTATATGTCCGCGCTGCGCTCAATGTCTCAAAATCACCTAGCTTCATTAGTTGATGCTCCATATACTAGCCATGTTTTCAACAGCCAGTTCGTGCGCCTCTTCTAAATCTATAAGAGTCACATCAGTCATTACACCGGTGGGCGTATCGGCAAGCGACCATTGAATATTGGTTAGATCTTTGCGCTGCGCTGCTAAAATGGCATTTGCCATCCGAGAAATACTTTGCTCGTCCGCATCATATTTATTGCCGTTTGATGTGGTAACTACTGCGCTATCAAGAAGTTGCTGGCGGGATGCTTTGAATTGGTCAACTTGCTCTTGTTGGGCAATACTATCTTTATCTTCCTGAGTAAGGCGCTGAATAAAGATTTCACCAGACTGCTCTTTAGCTAATAGGGTTTGCCATATATCTATTGGATTGCCATCTAAATCTTTTCGCGTCAAACCTTCATAAATTGAACCGGAATGCGTGGTTCCATTTATTGTGTATTCCCAATCAATAGAGCCGTCTTGCTTTTCTTTGTAAGAGTCTACTTTTGAGAAATCTTCTTCGTTTATGAATGTAAGCATTTCAGCTCCTTAGAAATTAACTTTTAATTTTGATAGGTTGTTCACGGTTTGTAGGCGATACTTTTTTCCAATTTCTAAATTCACCAAGCCGGAAACTATCAAGACAGCATATCGAGGAGAACTAAGGAGGCCGCTAAAAGTGCCTGACAAAGTAAGGTTTTCATTGCCGATTGGAAGATTGTCCTCGCCGCGGATATTGAACCCTACGTCCACACTTATCCCTGTTGGTTCTTTATGAGAGTTAATGGGCAAGTAGAATAATATTTCATCGGTTTTGCGCGCGGTGCTTACGGCTACTACAGAGTGGCCGCCAGTAGCTAAACCAAACACATCCAAGTTCGTATTTAGCGTGTGCAGAAAAGTTGCCCAAGGTGTATAACCTTCCCCTGCGTTATCCATAACACGGATTGCTACATTGGGCGCATCGTTGCTTGCGTTAGTTCCTTCATATTGGACGGAATACTGGTATTTTGCAGACCCCGTGTACATAGACCTTGTTTGAATATGCACAAACCCGCTGTTCGTAGAAAATGGGTTGAAGGGGTAAGTGCCAGGTCCAACAGTGCTATAAAGCGCAGAACTACCTGCTGGCTCTGCATCAATGTCTTTCGGATTGGCGGATGGGTAGTAGTCACCAAAGTCTCTTAGCGCGAAAAAGTTGAAATCCGCAGCATTGGTTATGACTTTACCTGATGAAATGTCATTTTGAGCACTGATTATATCTTTAGTAGCTGCACCACCTAAATACCCCTTAGTAACAACATCATCATTAGCGCTCGGTGAAGCAGCTTTAATTCTTCCGTTAGAATCGCGCTTTACGAAGCTATTAGCCGTAGCTGTTGCGCTTGCGCTACTGACTAAAGATTGAATATCTGTGATTAGCTGTTGCGCTGCTACGCCAGCTGATGCAGCCGCAGCTGCACTGGGCTCCATTGTTGCCGTGGTTGAACCGTTCGGACCTGACCATTCATAAAAGAGCTCAATTTGATTACCGTTTGCCGCTTTAACTTCAACGGGCTCGTTCTTATTTCCTGTTGTCAATTTCCAGTTGCTGTAACTCTGTGACGAGTTAAACGGAGAACCCGATGTAACCGTTGCGATTTTCTGTCCGTTCGTGAACGTGACAGCTGATGCTGTCCAAAATGTTGCTGTCATAGCTATTCCTCGGTCGAGATAATCGACAAAATTTGTCTCGTAATGAATTGCGATAACAAGTATCGCTGCTGGCTTGAAACTACTACACGGTATGAGAATGTTCCCATTGACGAGTTCGGATCAGTGAAAGTGAAAGCTGCAGAAGCTCGCTCCACGATATTGCAACCTTCTTCACCATCGTTATTGAATGGAAACGTTTCTACGGAACCAGACATGGTTCTTGTCTGTAGCGTTGACCAACTTCCCCCACCAATTGAACGCTGCAAAGTTAGCGTAGCTGTTGGCGTAAGTGGTGAGGTTGGGCACGCACTATCTGACACGTAATCACCCTCCCAGTAGAACGAAAAGGCAATAGTTTTACTGTTACCATTTGTGCTAAATGGTCCTATTTCGGCGGTGGGATTTAGCGCAATTGTTGGATTCTGTGTAGATGAACTTAAAACGCCTGCGCTCAAGCTGCCGCCAAAATAGCTATCGCCAGCAGTGTCACGCCATTGAGTCGCATTGGCTTTCTTGGCTTTAGTGTAGTCAGGCTTGCTACCCGACATGAATTTGGGGCCATAATAATATGTCAAACCATCTGGCCCAAAGCCATCTGGGTTTGCCAATTCCATGTAGTTTGCGCCTATGTTTTCTGAAGCGTTTGAACGCAATGTGCCGCCAAAGACGTAATCATCTGCCTCAGTATCGAAAAACAACTTTGGAACGCCGTTACTATTTTGGTAAATGACGCGCATTGCTTTAAATATGATTTCTGAAATATCAGGCGTGGCGCCTAGCTGTATTAGCGCTGCGTTCCCATTTGCATCAACAGCCAGTTGCGCAACGGCGCGATATTCATCCAGCTCATTATTAACTTCTGCTAACAGAGTCAGCGCGGACTGCGCTTTGCTTTCTGCATTTTCCGCTGTGGACTTAATCCCCGTTATTGCACTGGCGTTAGTCGTTGCCTTACCTTCAGCTGACTCGGCCGTGGTTTTAGCTTGCTGCGCAATTGTGTTAGTGGCACTCAAACCATTAGCACTATCATTGACCGCGTTTGAAATACTTTGGATGGTATTTGTGTTAGTCGTTGCCTTACCTTCAGCTGACTCGGCTGTCGCTTTTGCTTGCTGCGCAATTGTGTTGGTTGCTGTTAAATCGTCGTTCAGAATGCTTACATCATTCTCGATTCTTGTAATGGATGAGGCGTTTTGCGCTGCGTTCGATGCAGCGTTTTGCGCTGAAACTATAGCTTCCTGTGCGAGAGTAAAGTTAGCCTCCACATTTTGCTCTATGTTTGTTGCCCTGCCCTCAATAGCGCTTAAAGATATTGCGTTTTCATTAGCTTTTACCTCAACTAAATCAATGCGAGATAGCGCGCCGGTTAGGTTGCCGCTCAACCCCGATACACTAAGGTTTAATTGCTCTATTGCGCTAGCATTGCCCTCGGCATCTGTCTCCACTTGCGATAAACGCTTATTGGTCGCGGTTATCGCATTACCGTTTGATAGTGTTACCGCTTGCAATGAACCAATATCTTTAGCTAACGCTCCTTCAGGCGAAACATCAATCTGAAGCTGGTTAACCGCCAGTGCAACCGACTCATTGGTTTCGGCCTCTTGCATATAAGCAGATAAGTCATTAACTGCCTGCTGCAGAAGCGCCGCTTGCACATCGTATGTTTGGATTTGCTGTGAGGCGAGCCCAGCTACTTGTTCTGTAATACCTAAGCTATTGACTTGCTGTTGAACATCGCTAATTGATGACTCAACACTTTCAATGTCTTGCTCAAAGCTTTGAACAATATCTTGAATAGTACCGGTTTGACCGTTTAGGAACGTGGCCGCAGATACAGCCTTCTGAATGACATTGTTGTCAATAAGTTCTTGGCGTTTGGCTTCTAGTGCAATGATAGTGTCTAGTGCATTAACCTTTTGTTCAACGTTGCTAACCGTTATTGCGTTCTCGTTGAAATAAGACGTTGATACACGCTGGGCTATTTCTGCTTCATTGGCATTAATTGCTAGCTCGGCAGCATTAATCCTTGCCGTTATGTTAGCTAGGTCTTGTGTAGTGGCGTCTGCTTTACCAATGCTAATCGATGATATTTTAAATTCATCACTGACAGAGGTACCCAACACCAAGCGAACACGGGTAACTGTACCTGTGTAGCTCGTCATCGCAGAGAAATCAATTAGCAGTATTGACGCTTCTTCTACGTAGTTAGCATAAGTCTCAACTGAACTATCATCACGCTCGATGATAACGGTACCAGACCACCCCGAACCGGATAAGCGCTGCAGTGAAACACGGATTAACTTATTTTCGCTTGCTAGATAGTTAAGCGTATTATTCTCAATATCTCCATGCGTAACCGTAATTTCGTTGACGCCAGCGGTTAGCGTTCCGTTAACTGCTTGCCAGCCCTGGGCGCTATCGAAGAAGTTGAACGCATAGGCAGGCTCTAACGCTGAAATTGACTCGCTGACAATGGCAGTAGCCTTTGCAGTTATAATGCCAGGTATTAAAGAGAGTTCTGAAGATAAACTAGTAATTGCATCTTCTGTATTTTCAATGCGCTTCGAAGCAAGTTCGACTTCGCCAGAAACCCCGTCGATTTTTAACGATGCTTCAGTGAATTTATCATCAGCATAGTTGTAAGCGCGATTAACAATTAGGCCGTTAGACGGGTCACGATAAATTACCGCGTTAGTGAGTTCTTCGCCTTGCTCTACTCTACGCGCCAGTTCGATTTGATAGGCTGCGTTTTCACTAATGCTTTGCAGTAAGAGTGCCTGCGCTGCTTCAGTGCTAATGCGTTCTTGCTGAACAATGCTTAGCGTTTGTGCTTCAAAATCAACAAAGCGATTATCAATATCATCTACACTTAATTTTAAGCTCTCGATGTCGACTTTTAGAGGGCCAATGACTGGTTGCATTGAATGAGCAAATTCTATCGGATTGAACTGGTCAGAATTAATTCCGATAAGCGAGGGAATTACTAGACTCGCCCAATTAGGATCTGAACGCTCACCATCAAGGATTCTGTACCATACATACAGAACGCTATTATGTGGGGTATTTGTTATTGTAATCGATGTGTCGTTACCTGCAGGTACTGCGTTATCAAAGTCCTCTTGGGTATTGCCGTTAAAGGAATAACACCAACTATAGCTTGCCGAATCATGCGGTAACTCAGGACCAGTAATTACGACTCGTCCAGGTAATACCTGTATCTCGATGCCTGACGTTGGCGTAGGAGTTACACCGATATTAATCGTCCGACTTATAGCTACACTTGACTTTTCAAAGCGATTTTCCGCTGCGATTGCGACTGTATAAGCACCGAGTGATAGATTATTAACATCTAAAGTCTGTTGTGTTGGGTAATACACTACACTGAAGCTGCTGTCGGCCTCGGATGTGATCAATACGGTGTAACGTCTAACGCTTTCTGGAGCATCGTGCTCCCACGTTAATATGCCCTGCCGCCATGCATCGTTTGGCGTTGGCGAATAATTAATATTCTGTGGCGCTGACACGTACGTATTGTCTATGTCGGTGTTTGGCGTTAGGTCACGCTCTGAAGGTATAACGCTATCGCTATAAATCTCTGCGGTCGTCTCCTGCAGCATCAGTGTCCAGGTAAATGATTCAGTGTCAAAGTCGAAGTCGATAACTTCGTATTCTTTACCGATAATATTGTGCTCTTTGAACTCAATGTTCACGACCTTACCAGGCGAACACTTAATTCCTTTCCAGCCAACCACTACCTTAAGCGTATCGCCGGCTGCCAACCTCTCCATGTAAACCCTATTTGAGCGTTGACACATTGTGTCAGAGTTGGTGAATGCCAATTGTCTTGCATGCTGAAGATATTTTTTATCGCGGATATCACGGTAATATTCACTGAAGATTTCGGTGCTATTCGTTTCTTGATAAAAGGAATCAGGGTCGATGAATTTAGCAACAACCGCATTGCAGCGGTCTTCAAGTGGTGTGTATGGCTGACGGTCTACGTCTGCTTTTAAATCGTCTTCGGTTAGTGTAACGGTAGCAGGGCCTCGATAAGCCGCAGTTAACAGCCAGTACTTACCGCCAGCTTCAACCCAGCGTCCACCACAGCTTTTAAGTAGCTCGTCTTCAACAATCCGCTGCCCTTGTGAAAGGTCTATTACACCGTTGCAAGTCCAGCGCTTTTCAGTATGCGTATCGCCGTTCTTATCTTCGAAGCTAATAACTTCATCGCACAAATTTGCTTCATAGGCTAGGTTAGCCATATCAAACATTTCAATGGGTAATACTTCGTCACCACCGAAGCGTTTCCAGTACAAATTGATGAGAACAGGGTTTTCGGTCCATTCCCACGTACTTTGGTCATCGGCTCTATGGTCTCCGTTGCCTCCTACGCTACTGTCTTTTCTTGGGTCGTAGCACTTAATACCGGCGACTAAAAATTTAACGTCCTGCACGCCGTTCGGGAAGATATCAGGGTTCACTTCGTACTTGTGGTAAGCGTACGTTATGCCGAAACCTATGCAGTCTTCATCTACATTAGTCATTTCAGAACGGGCAGTAGCGTTTGCTGTCGTTTGGTCACCTAGCGCCACTTGAATTCTATAACCGTTACCACTTAGTGAAGACGTGTCTTTCCCATCAAGCTGGTAAAGTTCTACGCTTTCACAAGGGTGTGCAGCTAATGGTGTGAAGAACAAGTTGTATTCTTTCTTGTTAAGCGTGCGCTTTTGATACTTTGTGATAGGACCACTGGTAACCGTCTTACCCACAATCATAAGCCGAGGAGCGTTGCTTTCTGTTCTTAGATCTTGGTGGCCTGTACCTAATGAACTCATGTCTGGCATTTCTGGTTGAAATAGTGAACCAAAGACTCCGCCAATTAAGCCAAAAGCAAATTTTAAACCGCCGCCAATTAAGTCAACAAAAGCGCCTCCTACTGCTTCAACTGCTTTACCCACTAACCAACCCTCCAAACTTTTTTAATCAAAAGTGGAGAAAATGTTTCTAGTCCATATTCGCCTGGAGCGAGTACTTCCCCAAACATTACGCCTGCTATATCTCTACCGTCATTTTCAAATAAAACAACATCACCGCGACGTACCTCTAGCCTTGAAACCGTCGAACCAAAAGCGTGGGTTAGTACTTCTTCTACACTATTGAATCCTTGTTTTTTTAACGCTCTCATTGCGCCCAATTCGCTTTTGTACTTGCCACGAAATGTTGATGCAGGATCAACGCCTGTAATAGTCTGAGCCATATCAGCCACAAACAAACAGCAGTCATTCACACCCCATTTAAACGGCGTGTGCTTTTTACTTTTAACAAAGTCTGTCAGGCGTACTGTCCAGTCGGTGTGTCTTATCATCGCTGCCTCGTTGTTGTACTGCCGCCTCTGCCAGCTCGGCCACCGCTACTCACTGCATTACTTCCGCTGTAGCTGCTCAGCGGTCCTTTAGCTACGGCTTCAACGTCATCTAAAAAACTGTCGTTAGGATAAATTGCACGCTGACTCGCTGCGCTGTAGGTTGTGTAGCGTTTTGGTTGGCTCCATCGATGGGTGTAGCTAACACATTCGACAGAAATAGTCGGTGGAGCGCTGTATTTTGCAGGGGTATTGTTAACGATGCCGAGATAGATAAGCTGCTTTGCAACCAGCTGCTGGTCTTCATTGAAAACGCCAAGGTACAAGCGTACTTCGCCGCCTGCCGCATCATCTTTAAGCGCTTCTGCAAGTACCGACGTGTCAGGGGTTATCAGAGTTAGCGTTACTCGAGGAGCGCTACCCTCTTTAATTACACTTACCATTCCATTGTTAGCTACGCCCCAATAGGTTTCGCCGTCTGATTTAATTGGGCCTGCACCATTGTGAAACCGCGCCATGCCAGCAGGCCATTCGATAGTACCCATAATGCAGGCGCACTTTTCAGATTGACTAATAATCGCTTCAACTTGTGGTTCTAAGTGATAGGTCATGCGCGAATACTCGTGTAACCGCTGATAGAAAAATCATTCAGCACCAGTTTTCTTTGCGCGAAGCTCGGCCCCTGCTGGTTGTCAGGCAGCATCATTTTATTCATTGGGTCGTTAACGACTAAGCCGGTACCGCTTATCGGAATACTTAGAAGTTGGGGCCTAAAGCGAAGCGTACATTCACCGATGTTGTCGGCAACAGCATCCTCTAAAAGTTTGTATAGATAGTTGTCTAGCTGGAAACGATCGCCAGCTGGCGCTATCAATGTGTTAGGTATGGCGTTCTTAATTTTTAATACCGTGCCTGATTGGTCGTTTCCATCAACCACGATGTTACCTGCCCAATCACCTAACTGAGTATGGGTACTATCCCACATCATAAATTCACCGCGGCTACCGTCTAAAGCGTCTATGAAGTTTGAAAGTTCTCGCCCTTGTGCATAACGAACCTTCGACCATGAACCACTAAAGGTCCAATAAGCACCTGGTCGCGTCCACACCTCAGAGGTTCGCCCGGGGCCGGTCGATACACTTGAATTAGGTACAATTTTAAATTGCAGGGATGAAGGCAAAATATGCCGTGGAAAAATAGGTAAACTCATCGCGATGCCCTATAACCTGAATACACTGGGCCTGTACCCGTCTTAAACTGCTGACCGACTTTCGCTAACGTTTCTTGCTGTTGACGTTCAAGAATAGGTGCTAGCTGCGTCATTACCTCTTCAGTGTTGCCACCTGAAACATTTATTGTTCTGTTGTCGTTGAATACAACGCTACGCCCACCTCCATCGTTGGCCGCTTGTCTATTTAAAATGTTGGCTGTATCTACACGGCTAGTAACGGTCGCTGGGCCTTTTACGAATTCAGGGCCATATTCACCGGCAATACCGAACTTGCCGGATGGAATGTGTCCACCTTTATCGAATAAGCCTGCAAACATTGCGGCAATGGCTGCGCCAACTGCGGCAATTGCCGCTACTGAGCCTATTGAGTTGGTACCAGCAGTTGCTAATGTGGTGGCCGCTGCAGCGGGGGCCATGGCTGAAGTAATAGCTGCCCCTGAAGCCGTCGCAGCAGTGGTCGCTACAGCCGCCTCTGATGTTGCCGCCGTTGAGTTAATAGCAGCAAGCACCAAACGCTTTGCACCAATCTCAATCAATGTCGCTACAACATGCTTACCCATGCTCTGGAATACATTTCTTAATCCATCGCCTAAATTCTCACTCTCAAAGAGTGCATCTGCAGTTGCGGTACCAATACCAGAAGCAAAGCGGTCAAACGTGTCTGACCACATAGCATCAATTTCAGTTTTGGTACCCGACTGAATGGTTGTCATAGCGCTAGAGTGCCGGCGCTGCTCTGCTTCAATTAGCTGGTTGATTTCTTGGCGTTTCGCCAGGTCATTTTGAGGCAGGCTATCGCGGTACGTTTCGAGGTCTGTGATATTGCTCTTATGATTAGCCTGTTCGCGTTGTTGAGGGGTCATGGTGCCAACAGCAATGCTCTCTACGCGAGACTGCAGGGCTTTAGCCTGTGCTAAGTTGTCGAGCTCTTTAGCTTGTAAAAGTAGTTTCTTTTTCAGCTCGTCATTAACGTTTTGTAGTGCACCAAACTCAATGTCGTATCTAACTTGGGCTTCACGGCTTGTACTGCCGTAAAGGCTGATTTCTTCTTTCTGCTTAGCTAGCAGCTTGTCAACTTCATCTTTCAGTGCAGTGGCCGCATTCTTTTGTTGGATGCGTGCATCAATGTCACTCTTGTGTGAGTCGAGTTTTTTAGCAGCAAGAATGAGTGCTTCTTTTTCAGCTGCCGTTAAATCCTTAAGCGAACCGTGTGTGGTTTCATAAGAGACACGGGCTACTTCACCTACTTGACCGTAAAGCACACGTTGACGCTCTAAGTCGGCCAGAAGCTTGGCGGCCGCTTCACGCTGCTTTGTTATTTCAGCGGTGTTTACGACAGGGTCGTTAGATGCATTACCTTTGGCAAGAATGGCCTGCAGCTGTGCGATAACGTTTGTTAGCCTCTGTACTTCTTTTTCAGCGGCTATAACGTCTTCAGTTGTGGTCTTAAAATAAGGATTATCGAAACGCTTACGCAGTTCTTCGGCTTGCTGTTTGGCAAGTTCTAACTGGCCTGTATAGCGCTGTAGTGCACCAACGGCTTGGGTTTTGGTGTACTGGGAAAACGGATTCAACGTATTTTGAAGCGCTTTTACTTCATCGTTAAGTTGTTTGGTGCTGTTTTTAGCTTCATCAGAAGACGTCGCCCATTCATATAATGCGTAGGTACCTAATAGTACAACACCAGGTATACCACCTATTGCCGCCCATAAACCACGTGCTACGGCTGTGGCCGTTCGTCCTACTACTGAATATTGTGCAGTAGCTACGTTCAAAGCGTTTTGGCTGGCAATAACCGCTTGGTTAGCGGTCGCTAAGCGAGTAAGTGCACCAGCACGAAGTGTGTCGTTACTGGCAACTTCTAGTGAACGTTTGGCCGCTAACTGAAGTGACAAATTATGTTCATGCTGCTTTTTGGCCGCGGCCAATGTGGCCGCTGTTGCACTTTGTTGTGCCATTGTCTTTCGGCCAAGTTCAACGCCGTAGTTGCTTAAAGCAGCTGCACCACGAACTAATGCAACGGCTGTTAATGTCTCGACTGCTGTAGTGAGTGTTTCGGCGTTGTCTCTTACAAAGATTAACGCCTCGCCTGTGGTTTCAAGCAACGTGCCGTAGGTATCACTAATAGGTTGTTCAAACGCCGCTATGGTTTGAACGCGTAAATTTTCTAGCGCGTTCTCTTGTGCGGTAATGTTGTCGATATTGGCTTTTGCAGCACCGTCGTATTCTCCCAATGCTTTAATAAGATCATCACGAAACATGGCGCTTGTTACTTCGCCTTCTAAGACCAAATCACGGTATGTTTTGCCCTGCAGGCCAGCCGCTTTCGTAATGGCCTGCATTAAACCAGGTATTGGCTCCATCACTTGGTTAAATTCAGCGGTTTGTACTGTAGGCTGTGAAAGTGCTTGCCCCAAACCATACATTAGGTTGCCCAGCTGGTCGGTGCTAACGCCCAGTGCGCTTTGCGCATTACTTAAGCCTGTCATTAGCTGGTACTGTTGCTGCTGATTAATAATATCGCCTTTGCGAAGCGCTGCGAGGCTGGCATAACTCTCGCCCATAACCAGTACAGACTTGCCATGATCATCTGCTAGCTGCGTTAAGAAACTTAGTGAATTAGCATAGTCTTGGGTGTCGACGCTTAAGAAACGAAGGCGAGTGCTGAACTGCTGATAATCAGAAAGGGTGTCTTTGATATTTACCGCGGCATTCTGCGCTGCAAGCACACCAAAAGCACCGGCAATGTAACCGCCAAGTGGCCGAACGGCTGCGCCCAGGCTTCGGCTTTGCACTTCAAGTTGCTTAATGTTTCGCGTTGCTGCAGCTGCTGACGTATCAGTAGTACGTAAACTGCGAGATAAACTGCTTTGACTGGCAATAACATCGCGCATTTCGCGCTGTAATTGCTCTAACACTTGCTCATAACGGTCTAAGCCATCACGGGCAGCATTCGTAGTTTGCTTAGAAAGGTTAACTTCCTTGTTAAGTGCGGCCTGTTGGCTCACTAATTCCTTTAGATGGTTATCCAACTTACCAACCGCGTTTTCCAAAGTGGTAAAACTGCCTGCTTGGCTAGTGGCTTGCGAGGTACCACGGGTAAGCTCTTTATTAAGGGCTACCTGCTGTGCAATGGCCTGCTGATACTCCTTGCGCATACCTTTAGTATTGGCAAGTAAGTTAATCATTATATCTAGGTCACTTTTGCTCACTGGCACGCTCGTTAAGTGTTGAGACTACGTGACGGCTAAGAACCCTTAACTTTTGGTAGTCCAATTTGCTGTACTTGCGGCCTGTTGCTTGTGCATCGGCCATTACTGCAGGAATATCTAGCGCAACTCTGAAACCTTCGGTGTAAACCCATAGGTCATCAACATCTAAAAACCAGTAAAATGCAGCTTGGTTTTCAGGAAGAAGTTCTAGCACTCGGTCTTGGAAGTCTTCATCCTCTTGGAGAACCGCTTTTATCTGCGCTTCGTCCATCCCGTAGCCGTCTCTTAATTGCGCTATATATTCCTGTTTGTCGCTACTTGTAACGCTAGGGCCTACCCAAAACTGGGCGGCCTCTAGGAGTTTTTTTCCGCTACGCCTGCGTCCATCTTTAAGTAGGCGTTATAAAGACCAACACGGTAGTTGGTATCTGAAAGCAACTCTGCTTTGTCTTCATCACTTAGCTTTTCTAGATTGGCTTCAGTTTCACCAGCTTCTAGCATCACAGCTTTAAGTAACGGGGTTTGGCCTTCCTTGGCCGCAGCATCGAACTCTTTTTCAGATAAGCGCTTAAACCGAGCAAAGAAGTTATGTTCTTCAAGCGCCCCGCCGTCTGCAGGTACCTTTACAGATACAGGCCACACGACACTTTCTTTTCGTTTAATTTTTAGTTGCATTAGCTCACCGTAATTTTGTTTTTGCCTATGGCGCCATACGGCATCACAAACGTACGTTTACCTTCAAATTCACCGTAGCCCACACCTAAAATTTGTAGCTGGGGGTTGGAAAAGGTAACGATATTGCCTGCTGTGGTACCGTGCTGAAGCGAGAAAGGTAGGAACACCTCCGCTTCGCTGTTCACAATGGCGAACGGGTCGAAGTCACTGTGCGCCGGCACAAGAATTTCAATTTCACCTTCTGGCGCAATGTCATCAATGCTCACGCCTTCATAACCAGGCAAATCGGTGTAATTCACTTCGTTGTTCTGGTCAGAAGAATAGTTAACCAGTACATATTCACTGCTATCTAGCGTGAACGTGGTGTATTGGTTACCCACTTTTACAGGCTTAATTTGGCTGAATGAGGGGGTTGGCATGGCCTCTTCTAATACACCGCCGTAGGTACCTGTAATGGTTAGGGTGTAGGTAGGAAGTGCGCCGTTGGCAACAGCAACACTTACATTGGCCTGTGCACTTAAAACTTTGTGGTTTCGGCCAGCATGATAGAAATAAATAGTCGCATCAGGCCAACTATCATCGTCCAGTTGTTCGTACTGCACATCAGTGCCGGCATTCACCGTTTCTGAGAACGCACTAATTTTAATTAGGTCGTTATAGACGGGGGCGTCACCTGCAGTACCAGAGCCAGCAATTTCTACCTCAGTTGAAATAGTAAAATGCTGGCCTACTAGCATTTGGGGCTTATAACCTAACGTTGCATCGTCCAATTCACGGTCAAGCGTTTCAACTTCTAAAGAAAGCTCGGCGTTTTTGGTGCGGATGTGCTTCGGCGTTTCACCTGCCGCAATATAATCCTCACCAATGACTAGGGCTGGATTCGCTGCAGCGTTAAACACTGCCATGGTGAGCAGAAGGCGTTTCACCTTATACTTTTGATACTTAGCACTCATTGCTTAGGCTCCTTTGCTGATTTAGCGACAGGTGCCTGCTTTGCGGTGTGCTTTGTACTTAGTGCCTTAACTGGCTCTAACTGGGCTAGTTGGGCACTGGAAAGCTCACCGTCTTCAAAAGTGTTTACACCTGGTGCGAAGTTAATGCCGGCGCTGCGCACTGGCTTCGTAGATGAATTGGTTACTGTAATAGGCATGGTCGCCCCCTTTTTCTGTAGTGCTCAGTGTCGCAATGAGGGGGGCGCAGCGTTAGGGCAAAAGTTAAAGGTCGTTAAAGCGCAGTTCGAATAAAACCCAAGCGTGAATAGGATCCATCTGGCGCGAGGTTCTGGCGCTAACCAGTTCAAGGTTAAGCGGTTCGTTCGCTTCACCATCTTGGGCAACTAATTTTTTAATTACCTCGAGCATAGAAAATTCAATGGCTTCTTTTTGCTCACCTGTGGTGCTCTCATTCACCAGCTGCTGGGCCACTATCATAAAGTTATGCACTTCGTCTTCAGTGTCGTACAAGCTGCCGAACTGCGGAAAGCCAGAAGACAATACGGCATAAATGCGTTCGTGCTTGTCCATTTCGGTGTCTAAATCGCTGTAATTTCGTGTGACATGGTGAATGCCAACTATTTGCTTAAGGTTATCTTTAACCGTGTTAAGCCGCTGTTCGGGGGTCATTTTGTTTTAACCTCTAATGCAGATTTAAAGTAAGTCAACGCTAGGTTTGGCGCTTTCGCTTTAATATGTTCAAGCGCTGGCTTCATAAACGGCTGCGCTGGGGTGCCTTGATTGAAAATTTTGGTCTGTATGAGATAGGCCAGCTGCTCAATGCTCATGTCTTCGTCGTCGGGGGTAATACCTTTAACGTCCATCCAATCTAAAATAGTTTGGTCTGGTACCCATCCACCGCGGCCCGTTCCCTCTTCTACATACCTAGCATAATGAACACCAGCTATCACTTGGTGAAAACTAGCGGATTGCTGCTTAGCGCGAATTGAATTGGTTAGGGTGCTTTCTGCTTTAGGGGTGTGGCGCTTCGCTTCTCTGGCGCCCTCTTGTGATAAACGGCGAAGTAATTTTGCGGTAGCTCCATCGATGGCGTTAACACTGCGCTCTAAATAGTTAATAAGAGCGCGAGTATTAAGGTCTAGAATGATTTCGTTCATAGCGTTTCAGCTATACGGCCAGCTTCCTCTTGAAGCGCTTCAAACGCTAATTTGGGGCTGCCATACTGAATCTTTCCTGCATTCCCTTTAGTTGTAACCTGCGTGCCAGGCTCTCTTAGCACTAATAGTTTCATTACTTCCATTTGGCAGAGTAAAAGTAGTAGTGCCTGCTTGCGTGGCTCTATCTCTATGGCGCCATTATTCACCTGGTAGCGAGCATAGTAGAAATAGGTAAATCGACTGCCGAGATTACTAATCATCTGCGCAGTAGGTGCAAAGCTAAAGTAAATATTCCCTTCGTTGTAGGTCACATCAGGTAACCGAGAAATATAACCTGGTTCCCATGGTGCTACGCGCTGGTCAAAACCCCACGCCGTTTCCTTGTACGCCCAAATGTTGGAGGGCGCTGGGTATATCTGCACGCCAGGCTGCAAAGAAATGGTGTCGATACCTGTTGCCGGCGCAAGTCGTGAAAGCGCATCAAGTGCGTTATCAACAATGGTGCTGGTTATCGTGATATCGTCAGTATCAAGCAGTTTAGTACTGCTTGATACCGATACCAATAAGCTTGCTACAAGATCCGCTTTACTGATTGACATGCTTTTGTTGCTCTGCCCGTTTTGCTATTTCATCGTTTACCATTGCGACCTTGGCTTCATCTTTAGCAACGTCAAGCAGCAATGCATCTAAGTCTTCAACGCTAGACAATGCTAATGCAAATTCCTCTAGCTCAACGCTGTACTCACGAGACTTAATTTCATCTTTAATGGCATCAATCGCGCTAGCACGTTTTTGGCCTTGCTCTTCTTCAGCCTGAAGCTGTTGAAGCTGGTCTTGTGTGAACGACTCAAGCTTTTCTTTCAATTTAGCTACTGTTGTAGCCAGTTCGCCCTTGGCATCAAACGACATAGCTACCACTTGGCTAGATGCTGCTTGCTTTGGTACTTCAACAATACGTGTTTCGCCAGGAGGAATCATTTTACCAGCTACAAACATAATTGCTGCAGAGGTATTGGTAATCGCTTCTTTAACTTTCATGGTCTTTACCTTTTAGCCAGTTAATAAAAAAGGCAGGCAATGTGGCCTGCCCTTTTTTGGGTTACATGACTGGCTTAGCGGCCAGTGCCCGAGTACACAACAACCGAGGTATAACGATCGGCTAGCGGCTTAGGCGTATGAATAGCGTTGTATTCTTCGCCGTAGGCTTCTTTGGTACCGTTCAATGCGCCCGTTTCTGGGTCGCGGCCTTCTTGCATTTCACTCATTGCAAACGCTTTTGCTACACGATAGTGCGTAGTGCCACGCTGGCCCATTAGGATACGTTCATCACCTAAGTCTATGCCTGGCGCATTTGTTGACCATGCTGGCAACGCTTTAATGGCCGCTAAATCGCCCATGCCGTTCGTGTCGCTACCATCACGCTTAAGGCTAACAACAAATTGGTCTGCGTTTGTACACATATCGTTGAGCGTGTTACTCATAAGCAGGAAGTTTGGCGCTTCAAAACGGTCGTCTTTCATTACCGCTTTGCGGTTGCCAATCTTACGCAGCAAGCCGTTTAAGTGGTGTTCAAGCTTAGTGTCTGCTGGCAGGTCAATGTCGAACTTTGCAACGTTTGTCGCACGAGAGTATGAAATTGTTGCATTTGCCTCGTTAGGTGTAACCACTTCACCCGTTTCATCAACAAACTGAATGTAACCCAAGTTACAGTTAGCCAAGACGTAATACGTACCCGATGCCTGATTACCCGAGCCGTCAAATGGCAGAACTTCAGTGGCACCAAACATGATAGTAATCGGGTTAGAAGTACTACCAACGGTATTGCCCTCTAAATCGAACACCTGGTGTGGACGAACTACTGGGAACGCACTAGTTTTCACTACTGTATTTGAACCATCGAGCTGTGAAGCAATGTCCTCTGCATTAACCGGAACGGCCGCTAGGCTGTCAGAAATACGTAGCATTTCATTGGCTAGGCGACGCACTACAATTTCGCGCAAAATACGAGAACACGTAGCGACATGACGGCCCCATGCATCCCAGTTAACACCGCTTACGCGAGTAAAATGCATCATTTCGTTAGACACGTTAAACGCAATCTTCATAGCATTTACGTATGCCATGTCCATTTTCTGCGTAACGCCAGCCTTTGGAATACCGCCACGTTCAAACACTAGGCCATCGTTACGGCCCTTGAACGCTTTGCGTTCTTCGTACGGAACCTGAGTGGTTGCCTGCGCACCTGGGTCTGTCTCAGCTGCTACTAACTGAAGAATATTCATGTCGTGCAGGGCTTCACGAATCACTTCACGACGGAAAGCATAAGGTAGTGAGGTGTCAGAAACGCTACCCTCTTCACCACTTAGCACCTTGTATTCACGGTTCAGCTGCTGGTTATACTGACCATCGAACAAAGTAAGTACCTTATCTACGAACGGGTCAACCGTTTCAGATAAGCGAATTGCGCCGTTTGAGAATGACGACGTTTGTTTAAGTTGCTTACGCACATCTTCAGCAAGTTTCATTGCATTAGCATTGTGACCAGAAGCCAGTACAACAGAGCCCATCGGGCCATTGCCGCCTTGGAAACCCATGCCAGCCAGTTTGGTTTGTGCTTCTAGCTCTTCACCCAGCACAATTTGCTGTGTTGCCAGTGCTTTTACTTGGCCTTCTGTCATCTCTGCAGTAATAAGATCAGCCGATCTAAGCAGCTTCGCTTTTACACCTTCAGAAAGGCCTTCAGTGCCATTCACTTGCTCAGTGAATAGTTTAACGTTTGCATCGCGCTTAGTTTGAGCGTCAGACAGCACTTTGGCTTTGTCTGCTTCTAGCTTTTCGAATAGCGCTTTAACGTCAGATTCAGACAGGCCAGTACTGTTTACGTTAACAACAGGCACTGCTTCTGGTGAAGTTTCAGCAAGTGCTAACGCCGTTTCTTGCAGACTCGCCATTAACGTTTTTTGCTGGGTTTCATCTGAAATGCCTTCAAGCACTTTCTTGGCTGTATCTACCCATTTAGATATTGCCGACTCGCTTAGCTTTTTATTCGCAAGCGCCTCTTTAAATAACTTAAGTAATTTTTCCACGTTTGATTCCTTAGAGAATTGAACCGCCAGCTGCTGTGAAATTAGCTGCATGCCATCGAAGTCTTCACGTTCCGATAGCTCTACACGGTCTAGATTTTTAATACAGGGGCGAACCACCAAGCCAGCCGCCAAAAGCGTGGGGCCAAATTCGGTATGGGGCTCTTCGTTGCTGACGAAATTTTCAATAAATTCCGCTGACAAGTAGCGATAACCTTTCTTTTCAATCAGTTCTTGACCGAAAGGCGTCCACGCCACTTCACCACGCAGTTTGTTCCCATCCAGGAATAAGCGTGTAATTGTGCCTGCCGCACCGTCACTCGGGTTGTGGGCTTTATCTATGAAAATGTCCTGACCATAAACACCTTTATTGAAGTTATTCACCATGCTTTGCAGCATTGTGGTGCTAATTTCAAAGTGTCCATAGCGAGGGTCAAAGAATTTACCCGTTCGGGTGATAGTAACCACTGAGGTCTTTTGTTCGGCATCCACCGAAACTGCAGAGGCAAGAAAGCGCACCGTCTTCGTATGAGTAGGTGCTTCCAATTGGATTTTTCGGTTGTGTTGGGGCATGTCCACACTCAACTATTATTAACCTAGTTTGAGTGTGGCAGTGTAGAAAACGCAGCGTTAGGGCAAACTTTTAACCAAAACGTTTTTTCAAGGTCTTCACTTTTGACTTGATCATGGTTTCTTTTAACTGGTCATTTTGTAACAAATTGTTCTTATAAACACCCAGTACACCAATGCGAATATTGCCCGATTGATTGCTTAACCACTCTATTCGGTCTTGCTTTGTGGCTCGGTCTTCCTCGGTCACCTCATCGGTAAATACAGCTTCTACATAGCTAAGGGTATTCGGGTGAGCAGGCCACGGGTTTTTGCCTTTTGGATAAACGCCTCTGCCTAACCCAAATCGGTTCACACTTGCATGCATGTCGCAAATATCCACCCTTGGGTGGTTAGGGCTAAGTATAAAGCGTGTACCTATAATGTCTTCATCCTCTTCTAAACTGTTTTGATAGGCCATGCCATGAGCGCGATTTATCTCTGTTCTAAACAAACGCCTGGCTTGCCAATACGCCGAATCTTCATCCTTGCCTTGTGCTTTGAGCACGTTTCCTATTTTCTCTGCAGATGCATTATTAACTTTGTTTTTAATTTCTTTAGTGGGCAACTCGTTGTTGGCTACCAAACTGGCCGCTGCTTCGCTGGCCGAATGCCCTTGAATAACTGCGCTGTTTATCGCTCTTAGCACTTTATTCTTATTGTTATCGTTGATTATCCAAAGTCGGTCAGAAAGCTGTAAGCCATCTTCGCCAGTGAATTGCTTAACGAACCGCGTTGTTCGCTGGGCAATATCTAGCGCAGACGTTGCAGCGGAATGCGACAAAAAAGGTTTTACACCAATATTGGCCGATGCCAACAAACTTCTGTTAAGCAGTTCGGTTTGCAGGCTTGCCAAATTATTAAGCGCACGTTCTATGTCGGTGCGTAGTGCGGAAAGCTGTTGTAGGCGAATAATGCCGATACTGTCAGCGTAGAAAAGGAGAATACTTATCACCTCTTCTAAGCTGCTCTCGTAGTAGCTTTGCAGTTCAGCCAGAGCGCTAAGGTCGAGGGCGAAGTACTCTTTCAAAGCCAACGCCTGTGCCCGTTTTATTATTGCTTTCTTGCGTGATAATTCACTCATGATCACTCACTCATAATATGGCTTGTACATCATTAATAGAAAGCAGGCGTACCGTGGTATCAGCAAGTTCATACCTAAAGCCAGCATACCTACCTAGTAAAACTCTATCCCCTACCTTAACTATCATCGGCGCCCTTTTACCGTTTTTAAGCACGCGGCCTTCGCCAACCGCTAACACAGTGGCTTGGTTTGACGGGCGACTGTCAATAACATCTAAGACAGACGACGAATTTTCCGGTTTTTCATCAGTAACAACTAAATTATCACCAATGGGTTTAAGCGTTTCGGACATAGGTTGCAGACTCACCTTTAGGCTCATTACCTGGTGTAACTTTAACACGAGGTTTTGGGCTGTCGTTAGTTGGTGTGCCGTCATCATCGTCTTGTTCGCCAGGATAAGGATCACCACTTGATTTCTGGTCTTTGATTTTATCCATAACGTAAGCAGGCTCGAACCCTGCCGTTTCCCATACTAATGAGTCTGGTACACCCAGCGCTTGATACTTAAGCGCCAAGTCTGCTTTCTGATTACGTGTTTCTGTTTTGCGCTCGGTAAACTGCACATTGAAGTTATAAGAGTCGGGATTAATTCCGGCTAACAGCAGCTGCAGGCGAAAGCCTTCAAAGTAAACTTGTGAAAGGGTATCTTGCAGGCCCTCAATTTCTTCAAAGTAGTCTTTTTTAAGGTCTTCTAGAATGTCTCGGCTTAACCCATCTGAATAACCAAATAAACCTTTTGGTGCTGGGGCGCCGCTAAAGAACGTATCGAGCAAATGCACAACATCGTTGATTTGGTCTAAGTTGGCATCACCATTAACCCCAGTAACGCCACCCTTTCTGTTTGAATAGAAATCTGTGGTCATTAACCCCTTTTCGTTTTCAATGCCGTTTTTATACTTCTGAAGTTCTTCCGCTGTAGCACCATCAAGCACGTGGCTAAAGCGCTGCGGTGCGCGTGTTCGTCTGCGAATAACTAAGTCGTCCTCAGTCATTTGCAGCTGCTTCCACGTTTTTCGTGTGGCATCCAAATAAGGGCGACCATTACAACCAAAATCGTCATAGTTGTCAGGGTCAATTCTGACAACGGAAAGCTGCCAAAAGGCAAACTCAGCAATAATCTGGTACCCACCAACGGGGTCTAGTTGTTTATACGCCGCGGCGATGTTTTTAAGCTGGCCTGTAGGCAGTGTATCAGCAAGAATGGTTTCTGCTGGCATGCGAAGGCCAGACACCATATTTCGCTGGTCATTCACAACCCACTGCATTGCAAGCGCACCTTCCATCACGGCACCTCTTGCGTCAGAGTGAAGCTTTTGAGGGTTATTGAGGCCAAGACGGTTAACCCAAAGCTTAAATAGCCGGCTGATACGATCGTTTTCTTTTCCATTCCACTGCAGACGAATACCATTTTTTGTTGCATCTCGGGCCATGCGCCTATGAATTCGTTTAACACGAGGGTCGGTGCGGTCCATTTCTCTAATGTGGTGTACTGCCGCTTTATAATCAGGAGACACATAAAGTTCGTTGTATAAACGTCTTACATAATTTTCAGTGTTAACCGTGGTACCACCACGCGTGTTTTCTTTGTGTTGGGCTTCTTCGCTCTTACTTACAGCGTCTACCGAGGAAGTATGGCGGCCAAGCGCTCGGTTAATTGTTGAAATAATTCCCATGCTCTCTATACCCCTGGTAATAAAATGGTGGTGCCTAGCAACTCTTCGCGACTTCGGGAAGAAGACATTACGGCTGTATTTGGTTTTGGTTGGCCTCGCGTAGCAAGCGCCCACACAGACGCCATAGCAGCGTCAAATAAGTCATCGCCTATTTTCTTTAGCACCATTACGTAACTTGAATAACTCTTACTGGTTTCTTCTGGCTTGATGTTCGATAGTTGCTTAATAAAGGTTTTAATATCTGAAATCGCTAAACTATCGATATCTAAGCCGGACGGCTCTAAATGTTCGACGTAAGGAATAACGGCGTGGCCGTGGTGGAAAACCCCTCTTAATGCTTGCGCCATACTGTGTTTTATTGAGCCCTCGAAACGCAAAGGTGCAAAGGCCCAATCATTCCATGCTGAAGCATTCGACTCACCATCATTAATCGCTCGTATATCAACTGGGGTGAGGCCTTCATAATAAAGGTCGTGGTTTAACTGGGTAAGCATACCTAAGCCGTAAGCATCGCCTATGGCGTAGTCGGGGCGAAAGTAACGCCAGAAAGCAAGCAAGTCATTTTTAACAACCGAGTCGTCGGTACCTGCAGCCCATGTCTTTGCAAACACAAAAACAACATAGTTTCCCACTTGCTCAGTAACAATGAATGCATGCTTTGATGCCGTAGCGCTCTCACCATGGCCTGCAGCATCGTAACCAAAACTTAATAAACCGCGTTTTCTATATCTGGCACCAGGCTCGGGGATAACCATTTCAATGTTGGTTTTTGCGCCCATCTGAATGGCTGCACGAATATACTTTTCCCAAATTAAGTTAGTAGAACTGGTGTTAATGCACAGCAGCTGGCGAATGTACTCCTCGGGTGAAAGCTGAACTTTCATGTCGTCGATAAACTTACCGTTTAGGATTCCAAGCTCTACCCCTAAGTGACAATCGACCGTAGGCAATAAGTGATATTTCTTCGTTTCTAACAAACTTGAAAGTACCGACGCCCCTTTAAATACACCTGTAATTCTAATTATTGGTTCGTTCTTGGCGTTTTCATCTGCACCTAAGCGGCGTGTCGAACCCATGGTAAGTAGGAAACGGGAATTAAGGCGCTCTTGGTCTAAGTCGTCGACCTCTTCAATAGAGGCCAAGGTTAAATCGCCGCCGTCGATTTGGGAAAAGATACCGTAACCTCGCGCTATGCTTCGGTTGCAGAACCTAAAATAAGTATCGCTCATTTGCTTACGGCCATTACGGTATTCAATAAAGTTACCGAGAATTTCAGACCGACGAATAGCGTCTAGGTGGTAGTTAAGGTTAACCAGGCTTTGTGCTTCTTTGGGCGCCACAATCCCCAGTTCTTGGTCGGGATTCGTTGCCAGGTATTCGAGGTTCCACATTTCTTTAACTGCGGTTTTACCTGTACGACGGCAACTGTTATCGATGGTGTTTGGGTACCTATCCATTTCATAACACTTAAGTACCTGCATTGGGTCTAGTGTTATGTCGTGAACATGCTTATGCCAAAGGGAATGGTCACCCTTGTAACGCATAATTTCAGCTTCAGCCAAATGCTGCAGGCGCTGCCTTTCTTTTGCGGTTACACGTTCAGCCATCGCCGTTCGCTTTCTTGTGTTCTAGCAATATTTCATCTTGGCTAAGCGCATTCTGAGAATTCACTATTTTTTCGCGCAAGCTATCGAGTAATTCATGCTGTTTATTTTGGAAGTCGGCCAAGCTCTGCTTATCTTTGCCTTCTTGCTGTAAGCGGCCCATCTGAATTTCATTCTCTTCACGCACTTTTTGCGTCATGCCCAAATCAGCCAGGGTAAGATTGTTTTTGCTCATTAGGTCGAAGATATGCTTAAGCAGCGGATTGGCTTTCGTATCCATAATGGTGGTTTTCTTGCCAGTTTCACTATCAGTGTACTGAGCAAGGTGAAAGCCACCGTCTTTATCAAATGAGAATGCCGGTGTTTCTAGCACGACACCCTTATTAATTACGCTTATCAGCATGTCATCCATTAACGAAGCAAAGTTAGCCTGTTGCATCGCTTGGTGCTCTCGCAGCATTTTTGGGTCGTGACTTTCAATGGCGATCAGATGGCGCATAAATAATTCAGTTTTGCGCATGCATGCCACTTGCTGGCTGCAGTAGTCAAAATCGATATCGCATGTTTCACACGCATCATATTTGCCAGGCTTCGCAGGAAAATAGAGCGCTTGCTTTGCCGCTGCGCCGTGTTTCAACGCATTAAATCGCGTTCTTAACGCTTCCTCTGGTGTAGGGTGGCCGTCCAAGTTTGCTGCAGAGGCCGCTTTACCTTCCAGTGTTTTGGGGCCTGTTGATTTTACATAGCTGCTGAATAAGCCGCGCTGCCATGGAATTTGCTGCGAATGCGCTCTACATGACGGGCAAGTGGCAAAATAACGGTAAGGGTGAGCTAAATTTTCATCACTAACCACTTCCTCGGGCTCTGAATCCCACACGTGCAAACACACATCACATTTAAATGTAATGTGGTTACGTGGCTCTAAGAACTTGCTTTTGTCCGTTTTCAT